GCATCAATATTGCCCCAACAATCATTGCCATGCTCATCTTTTGTTTTAACTTCAAACTTACCAGGTTCAAATAAATCAACAAACGATTCTATTGTCATTGTTGACTCTTCTTTTGTTTCCCGGTCTCTTACTGTAATCAAGGTATCACCAACAACACACAAATTTGACTGTTTGATTGAGTCTTTAAATGGAGTATGACGATTCATCTCTGTCAGATTAGTCAGATAATGACGACCAGTGCCAACTGCTTCTTTCAATGCTTCTAGCAATACTTCGCGGGCATTGTGTTCCTCAACAAATTTGCCTTCAGCAACAGCCTTTTCGTATAAACGTTCAAACTCGGTTTCGTCTTTAGCAGTGATTGCTTCGTATAATTCAGGAACGACAGATGGGTCAAATGTGTGATAGGGCAGATTCTTAGCAGCACGAACAGCAAAGAATTTATTGAACGACATTGCATAATCGAGGTCGCGATTTCGTTTTGCATCCGGGCTTCGTGGATTCTTCAGTTTCTGAATATCGAGAACCTGAGGGTCATACACCGAATAGGTCACTGTTGCCGCACCACCACGACCATTCTGCATATTAGCCATGATTGCACCAGCCAAGGCTTTGTAGTAAGGGAATTTACCCTGATGCTTGATAATGCCACCGCGAACAGGACTGCCAATAGCGCGAGTGTGAATGTGGGCACCGATACCAGAACTGTTCACGGTCATCATATATGCGATGTGGTCACCCGCTGCAAGAGAAGGCGCAGTATCATTGGTCGTGTAAACACAGCAACTCAGAAAGCCGTTTTTATCGGTTCCGCTATTAGTATAATACGGTGTCGGAACATTGATTTTGTTGTTCGAAAAATAGTAATAGAATTTCTCGACCCGTTCCATCTTATTCGGAAGGTTTGCAGCCAGGCGCATTGCAACACGCATGAACACATATTGTGGAGTTTCGTAGTCGATACCATTAACACGGTCTTTCAGCGCATACTTGTCTCTAATCTGAGTGTGCTGATAGTAGGCATAGGTTAGGTCAAGTTTGTGATTCAACCATGAGTTAATTTGTTCGTATTCTTCTTCGGTGTATTGGTTGAAGAAGTTTTCGTCAAGGATATTCGCACGAATCATGCTCAGATGAAGGTCACGAATATGAGGTTTATGCTCGCCATAGCAATCTTTTGAGTGCATTGCTGCAAACAGACGACCAGCCATTACGTTGTATGACCATGTGTTCTTAACAAGACAGGCAGAAATCAACTGCTTCTGAAGGTCGACACTTGAAATCTCTTCGTCGGCAGTTGATGCAACATGAAGCACAATCTCTGGCCAGTTCACGTATTTCCCAAGTTTCTTTGCTGCCCACTCGCCCCAACCATTTAGCTTTTCAGGTTTGAATGGTTGTTTTGAACCATCACGTTTAATAATAGTCGTAATCATATCTGTCGTATTTCCTTTTGAGGTGACGTACTTCCCGTTCTAAATGACGGGGCTTCCTTCTGCAAGCGTTTCACGTCCGAAACGGAGAATGTTTTTCGCGGCATTGACATCACGGTCGTTTAACTGACCGCAACAGCCGCAAATCCATTCCCTTATTCCAAGACCTGCTACTCCTTTCGGAGAACTGTTTGTGATTTGCAAACAGTTGGCGCAGGTCTGGGTTGAAAAATTCTCGTTTACTTTGACTAAAAGACAACCTGCGTGCTCGCATTTGTATTCCAATTGTCTTTCGATTTCCGACCAGTTGGCATCGTATACCGACTTAGCCAGTTTTCCTGATGTAAACGTTGATGCTTTCATGTTGCCTATTACAATCAGCCGGTTGTTTTTCACTAACAGGTTAGTGAACTGATGTGTGGCATTAGCGCGTGAATTTCTAATTTTGCGATGGATTTTCCTAGCTTGCTTTTTCTTATGCGCCCGTTGCGCGGTGGCAAGTTTTTCGGCATATTGATGGGTAAACTTGGTTTCCAATTTGTCGCCATTGCTGCATGTGGCAGCAGTTTTACAACCCAAATCAATTCCCACTTCACCCGTTGCTATATTTGCGGTAACAGGATTGACTTTAACAGTCAAACAGAGATACCAATTACCGCAAATGTCTTCCACCACACTCGCTGTTTTGATTTCCGTGTAACGACGCAGGTCATACTGGTCGTACATAGTTAGTATCAGTTTTTCTTTACCACAAGACAGTTGTACTTGTGATTTCAATGCGGTTTTGCCGGTGTTGTAAGTCCTGAGCACTTTGACGGCGGATGCTTTAAACGGAATCCAGCCTAATGATTTACGTTTGGCATCTTTACGGTTGGTACGCCAGTGCAGTTTGCTTCTATTGGCTTGTTTGCGGGATTTGGCATGGGTCTCACCAACCGCCTGCAAGGTTTGAGAATGCAAGCCCAGTTCTTCCCCTGCACCTTTTGTGTATTCATGTATGTCGTAAGCAGAAAGGAAAACACGTTTCCTGCGCCATACTTGGAAGCTCAGGTCATTCACATAATTCCAAACGAAATTCACCGCACTGGCAAGTTTGACCAGCTTCGGTGTGTGTGTGTTTGGTGTAAATCCTGAGTTTCAAAGTCTTGTACATTGTGAAAGCAGATATTAAAATGTTTTTTTCAATCTTGAAATTGTACCAGTTTTAGACAGTAAACACAACGCCTTATATCACCTCTATTTATGGTGGTGTCTTACGGCTTTATAGATAAAAGAAAGTGTTAGTAGGCGGCAAACTGCTAACACTTTATCAAAATGCTTTGCTCATACCCACTTCTATAGTTATTTGTATCTGTCGCGGAGAATTAAAGGCTCCATGACTTTTCTCGTTACTTCACGAAGGACTGGCCAATTTTCTTCTTTGTTAAGCCATTTGCGGAACTCGCCGAAGAAGTCGCCTGTTGCTTCTGCTTCCTCCCAGTCGAAGCTCAGGTCTAGATTGTTTAAAGTGCAATAATCATAAACTTCTTGAAGATATTCTTCGTTGTTCCAGGCTGCCGGAAGCATATTTTCAATATAGGATTCTGTTGCCTGGTCTGCATCAAGAGAATCAAAGTATCTTGCATCGTGTTCATACCAACCGTTCATTTTCAAGTTCCTTTCATTAAGGGTTTGTTTCTATATGCTTCGTATTATATGCTATCTAAAATCAGATTTCAAGCACCAAAGGTGAAATATTTCGTTCTTCGAATCCATAATAGCCAACAGCATTGCAATAGGTTTCGATACCCCACTCATTTGCATAGCAGGCTCGAACATGAGTGTGACCATGAACAGCGAATGCAAACTGTTCTGGACTAATGTGCTGTGGCAGCTTGAGTGTTGTCCCGTATCCAACATCATCGGGTCTGCAAATAGCCCTCGAAGTCGGATGATGTGTCATAACGATGAACTTCTTGCTATCATTCTCTGTCATTGCATCGTACAAGGCACACTCGGATTCAAGAGATAATCGCTCGAAATACTCGGGTGTCGTCTTTCTGTATTTGTGGTCTCGAATGTGCTTATAGTCATTCAAAACTGATTGAAGCTTCATTCTATCCAGAACAGATAATCCCGAATACCAGAATGTCGCTCCGAACAGAATATGATCGTCGTCTATATTAACGATATCCGACGTCAGAACAGTGGTGTTGATTGAATTGAATGCAAGCTTCAGCTTTGCATTAGAATGCTCAATAGAACTTCCCCAGGCTTCGTGATTGCCCGGCACAATGAACACTCTGTCGTATTGCTTGAAGTATTCTTTAAGGTCCCACACAAAATTGTCAATTACTTTAACTTTGCACAAATCGCCTGCAATCAGAAGGATATCGGCATCTTCATTATTCTGAAGAGGAAGCATCAATTCCTCATTGCTAGGACGAGATGCTTCCTTCATATGAAAGATGACTTCTAGATGCAGGTCAGACACCAGCTTCAGTTTCATCTTTAACTTCCATCTGTTTTAAACGTTTCATGATTTCATCAGTATCGAAGTAGAGGTCGGCACCGTCTTCAATCTGCTTCATCTCTTCTTCGCTCAGAAACTTGGCATATACCTTAGTAATCATAGTCTTGAAGTTTCGTTTATTGAATTCGAGATGTGCAATCATTTCATGACCCTTGCCGCTCATGAATCCTGCCCAGTTATGACACATCATCAAGCTGAACGGAGCGACGCTCATATAATGACCAGTCAAGAAGATAATCGATGCCGCCGAGGATGCTTCACCTTCGATTGTTGTATGCACGATACCTTTGCATGTAGAGATTGCACTCATAATCTGAATTGCTGTGAAAGCATCACCACCAACACTATTGATATGAATAGTAATGATGTCGTTCTCTTCGGCGGTATTCAGAACATGCAGAAGGTCGGTATAGAAATCAGACGGACCAATCTCACCAACAAGGTAATAATGATGCTCGTGAATCTCTTTCGACTGCGAGAACAGATACTTAATTTCGTTCATGGTTACAGTACCTGCTCAACCTTGAATACGACAATTCGATTGCCTTGGAATTCGTCTGCGAGAACTTCTGCCATTTCTTTTGCAGCTTCAACTGATTTGAAATTGTCGAAGTAGTATTCCTTGCCGTTGTCTGCCATTACACCATAGCGTTCTTTACGCTTGAAGTATTCTTTCACACTTGTTTCATCAATATCAACACAGAATTGATGACCGTCTTGAGTGCAGGTCAATAGAATGCCGTAAGTGCCCTTGAAGGCTTGATGGGATTTGCGTTGCCAATGCCCGCGTTTCTTGTTGAACCAGTAGATTTCGCAAGCTGAATTAATCATCAGCTTTTCGAGTGCCTTATCAAAGATTGCCTTGCCTGGGTCTTTGCCGATTGAAGCAAGAGTTGCAAACGGTGCAATCGGAGTCAGGTTTTCGATAACTTCAACTTTAATACTCATAATATTAACGCCCTTTCTTTGGCATTGTGGTTACAAAATGTCCGAAGCCGATATTGGCTTTGGCAATCACTTCAACAATTTCGATAGAATACAAGGTATCGGCCTTATGCTTGGTTTCGTTCAGCTTGTACATGACGTTGTTTTCTGCATCAACAACACTCTTGCAAACATCGCCTACAATAGAAACTGAATCGTTTTCGAGTACAATGGCTCGATACTGTTTACTTCCGAACAAACGCATTATAACACTCCAATCATTGATTAGCAAGCGGTTGATGAAATAACCAAATGGTTTTCCTTTTCAAGCTTGTAAGGTACTTTGCAGTCGTCGAAGTGGACACGAGCAAACCGCAAGCCTTTCAGCTTCAATGCAATGTCGTTTGACCACTCGTAAAACTTCAGATTGCTTGGCATGATGCTTGCAATAAGTTTCTGACATTCAGAAACAGCGGCAGGATTCGGACACACTATAATATAGAGTACGGCAGGGTCGTTAATGGCTTCGTGCCACATATAACTCATTGCCGAAATAGTCTTCTGTGTCTGTCGTGCCATAATGATATCCATCTCGGCAAAGTCCATCTTCTCGTAGAATCTTGAACGAAGACGAACTCCGCGCTTTGGGTCTTTGTTTGCACGTTTCAGGATATTGACAGCTAATAAATCATGTTTCAATTGGTTTCACCTCAATGTAGTGCCATTTGCCTTCTGGGCAAGATGACATTTTCAGTCTTGTTTTCGCTTGCACATTACACCCGCACTTCAGACACATTCCAACGGAAGTCTTATGCTCGCACTTTGAACATATCACAAGTCGCTTGGCAATGTCGTGTTCACTTGCGAAGAATAACGATGGGTCCATAGTGCTTCTTTAATATCTTCAGGCGTATTGGTCGGGCATTGATTAGCGACATACCATTCGACCAGTGTCGTAACAGGAATGGCATGAATCAGGTTGTCGCTATCAAAAGAAGCAACGACGCTTTCAACGTGCTTCAATGCTTCGTGCTTTGCAATCATATGAGAAAGAGTCTCAACAAGGTCTTTTGCTTGATGAATACACAGGTTGAAATCAACGCCGAGAGAAACATCGGAATTATACGAGAAGTCGACACCACCAAGGTCAGCAGTTTGATTGACCGACAACGTCGCGTGTTCTGGAATATCGAAAACATTAAACATCATGTTCTCCATGACATACTGCGGACAACACATCAGCATGTTCTTGAGCATATAGGTAGCTGATATGAACCACACCCATGTTCAGGCGAGCAATGTCATATTCATTGCCTGTCCACATATCACGCAATACAGTAAACTTGTCATTGCTGGTACTGGTGCTGACATAAAAATATGTGCTACCATAAATCGGAGAGTGTTTCTGCGGCTCGGGAAAGCTCATTTTACCAACATGAATACGGTTTACTTTTTGACGGTATTCAACATTTGACTCCCATGATGGAATTTCTACACATGGTTGCCATTCGTCGTTGCCTTTTACTCGCATCTCCCAATTTTGTTCAGGGTGTTCAGAATGACGAGCATCGTTTGCAAACAGCATCATGTTGTAATAGTGTTTATGTTTTGACATGTTCATCTCCAGGTTGTTTACAACGTTAAAAATTATAAACATGACATTTCTTCAAGTCAAGCGAAATCCCTCGCTACAAAGTAAAACCTTGTTAAGACGAGGGATTGTCGTTATAGATTCAGTAATTTATCAATTTCAAGTCTTGCTGCCTGAAGTGCATCATAATCACTCTTATATTCAAACTGTGACATTATTGCTTGTCCACGAAGACAATATCTGAAACAGTAATGATACTCTGCATTGTGAAATATTTCTATCAGAACATTTTCATACGACTCTGATTTAGGAGGTTTCATTGCAGTCCTCGATAAATCTCTTGCATAATAGCAACATCATGGGCGCAGTCGTGCAAGCAATGATGCTTGATGAACTCTTTTGGTTCGTGTTCCATGATGTACTGACCGCGTTCTGAACCAGTCAGCAAATCGATATAGGTTCGAATATCGCGAGCCATCCAAAAGTTCACAGCGTTGTCGATACCAGCATAATGAAAGGCAGATTCAAGCTTTGGCATATCGAAAGCAATACCACGGCTCCACACCCATGAATGTTTCATGTTGTAGTCTGTTGTCTTCAACCAGTCTCGAAACTCTCGCATAACCTGACCGAGCGGCATATCGCCCGCCGCTGGCAGAAACGCATTTGCCTGAGCTTCATGACATTGTTGCTTCCACCATTCTACTGTGTTTTCTTCTTTTGTTCTACCGTTCTTCAGCTGTTCGATAGCGTTAATCTTTCGATAGAAGCCTCGTTTCAGTAATGAATCAAAGCTGTCGTTATCCTCGAATCTGAACGGAACTGCCGCAAACGACAGAATAACCGTATCCTGGTCGTATGCTCCGAGTGTTTCGAGGTCGATGACAATATGCTGATAACTCATAATAGCCTTTCTTTTATCGTAAATGCGGAATCTCTAGTGGTCTGTAAATGTATTCGAACTGTTTAGGTTTCAGATGCTTGATAACATATTTGTAGGCACTGTCAATCTTGTCAAAGCCATGGTCTGTAGTGAACCCGCCCTGCTCACCAACGAAGAACACATTATCGGGATACTCGTAGATTGATTTGCGGGTTTCTTCTGGCAGATGATACAGATTATAATCGAACATCAAAACATACAGGTATTTTGAAAAGTGCCATTTTGCAGGATTACAACCAGCTGTGCCAGACACATTAGTGACACCGCTATCTTCTTTCAAGAACTCTTTGACAGCTTCCTTGAACCAAACCTGACCGCCAACCTTAACCTTGAACTCGGTATTCGGATGGTGCTGTCGAATCCATTTGATGAACTCTCGAATTGATTTTCTATAGTGTCTGTATAGACGGTCTTCGTTCTCTGAAGAACAAACAATAATGGCTTCAATCATTTTTGCATGAACTGTTGTCTAATCTGATTATATTGCTGAATGCAGGCTTTGAGAGCAACATTAGCTTCATCTGCATCTGTCGCTAGTCGGACAAGAGCTTCAGAAGTCTGTCGAGATAGCTCGTGTCCTGAACCTTGCTTGTAATCTGACTGTCCAGTGGTGGAACCTGAACTGCCGCCAGTGTTTCTCGCGGCTGCTTGACAGGTGTTTGAACCTTTGTCGCGCAGGCGGATAGTGCCATTAGCAATGCCGCGCTGAATAGTGCTTGAACGATTCTTGATTTCATTGTTGAGCTCCAGGGTCTTGCTGTTTAACTGTTCTGTCGTCTTGGCTAGATTCGTATTGATTTCTGTTATTTGCTTATTAAATGCTTCCTCGGCTTCCTTGGCCTTTGTTGCATATTCTGCTTTCAGAGTTGAAATCTTGTTTTCGTATTTGTTTGCCTGATAGTTCCAAACGCCGAACCCAACAGCAATTGAAGCAAGGCACGGCAACAGGATGTTTCTGTACTTTACAATAAAGCCTAGCATAATGTCAATACCTCTAAGAGATGGTCTGTGCTGAAAGTGCAAACGTCATTGACTACATTAAACGAAACAAACTTCGCGGAATGACATTTTGCATGTAGTGTATTCCTATGTATATTGTGAACATCAATTATTTCGTTATCCTTGATGAACACGAGTCTGACGAAGCCGTCTTGAGTATAATCACGTTCGACGACTAGCTCGACTCCGCAAGATGATTTCAAAAGCATAAAGAACTCCGTGTTTTGACTGTTCTAAGATACTTATTATAATGAAATCAACGCGGAATAATAGAGTAAAGTAACTACTCTAAACGCGGAAGGGTTTAGTTTCAGTCCTAAGTGTTTATTTCCATTCCTGAATATTTGATTTGTATTTCATTTCAGCTGAAGATGATCGGTTCGATAGTTGAAAGAAGTATTGATATTAGTTTTGAAGAAGATATTATTTTCGAATCATTATTGAACTAGAAGATTTGATTATCAATACTGTTGAGAAAGAATACTTCATATGACTATAGTAGCTGAATGACCAATTGAAGAGTTGAATGAAATGAAACTCTTCAATAATGAAGCTCCGAGTGAAACGAGGACTTCATGTATTCTGTTCTTCAAGTCTTACTTCATTTCTTGAAAGTTCATCATCATCATTGTCTAGAAGCCTTATTTCAGAACACGAAGTTCATCTTCATTTCTTTTGAAAACTCAAATGAAGGTCTGCATTCACTTCGTTCATTTCGACACTTCATTCAGAATGCCTGCTTCGCATTCATTCTTGACGTTCAGTTTATTCTCACTGCATTCACTTCGTTCATTTCGTGTATGAATCCTAAGCTCCGACTTCGTCTTCGCTTAGGTTCATATGCGTTAATCATTTGTCGATTTAGTTTTCTTCTTCAACGATAATACAGAAACCATATATTCAGAAGCTGAAACCAAGGTTGAGTTTCGGAGACGAAGTCGGAGATGACTCAACCTCGTGAAGCTCCGAAACTACGAAGTAGTTGAGGAATTCACATACTTCATTCTTTGAAGATTCATTTTAGTAAGACTTCATGTTTTGAAGTTTTCTTTTAGTATTACTTCGTGTCTTCGAAGAAGAACTTCGTGTGCTAATTGTCATTCACTTCGTTCATGACTATGAAGCTTGCTTCGTATTCACTCAGCAAGTTCATATAATATGATGATTGCTTATTTGCTTTATTGTCTTTCAAAGATGTTTTGAAGAATGATTTTCAAAAATGAACGCCGAAGGGCGAGAGAATGATGAAGAGATGAAATGTGTTTGGATGACTGTTCTTCAACGTCTGTATCGTCCAGTCATACGAACCCTAGCAGCTGGGACAAGTTAAAAATGAGATTGAAGTCCCAGCTGCTAGGGTACACAATACCATATGGTGAATAATGGGAGAGCCAGGAAACGCGTGTTGGCTCCAACGATTGTGCTCCCTAGGTTATCGACGAGGCATAGGCAGTTTACGCCGTTAGCTTTTCAGGTTTTAAGGATACAACATCAGTCTTTGAGAACTGACTCTAGCCGTAACTTCTACCGTGCTTTCTCCGTCTCACGTCTGTTCGCAAACGGCTCATCATCCTCAGTTAAGAGGGCAGATGGATTCATGCACTTGATACACACGATAGTCTCACACCGACTAGCCCCCATTTCTGACTACTGCCACCTTAAGTCGGTCTAACGTTCAGCTAATGGGTCCCACGAGCGATAACACATTTCGCAGGCTATTGAAATGACCAATTGGTCACCGCGGGATGATGGACTTAACAAGAATGCCAAATGCCTCATGTTGTACAAACCGCCATTTGGCTCGTTTGTCTCGAAGCATCTGTTCCCACCCGTCCCGACCTCGGCACCGTTTCCGGATACCACTGTCAGCCCTGTAGGTCTAAGGGATTCCTACTCTGCTTCAAACGACCTGGTCATTTCCTACCACATCGAGAGAAGTTTTGGGTTTGTTGATTCAATGCAATATGTTCTAAGTCTGCTAGCCATTGCGAAGATTCCAGTTTAGTAGTCTGTTCGGGCTCCCGTCGGAGAGCTTCGCATTCTTCAATGAAGGCACGGTCGCCATTACAAGCAACACTCTGTTTCCAGTCCCACCTTCATCTGCGTTGACTGACTCAAGGCACTTTAATTGTGAGCCGCCTGCGGTTATAGGTGTTTGGCTATCGAAAATTGGAACATGATGAATACACAACTCCAACTCGACTTTCTAGCTTCCCGATAAACAAGCTAGTCTATCCCTAGCGCAAGATTATTTTACATCGGTTTTGAACAATATTACAAAGAACAACCATAATCTCATCTACAAAACGACATTCAGAAACTGCCGACCTTTGCATAGCAGTGACATACCAACAGGTATCGTCTGTTCTTTCTGAAAGTCTTCGACATCGACTATGTTCACATTTATTACATCGCTATTTTAATTTGTCGCCCTGCAATAAAGCAAGTCTTTGCTTTGTTAGTTTCCGTTAAGAAAATAATTAAGCATTGACATAATAAAATAACAATAACTATACTTAGTATCGCGTTATAGAAAACTACCTGAAAGGATTTATTGAGATGGCACAAAATAAAATTGACACCAAGATGAAAACTATCACTATTTTCGGACAGCCTGGTTGTTCAAAATGCGAAGCTGCCAAGGCTATTTGTGTAGCTAACAATCGACCCTACATTTATATTGACATTTCGGAAAACGATGATAATCGAGCATTGATGTTTGCTCATGCAGGTAATGTGCGCTCACTGCCGCAGGTTTTGGTCAACGACAAACACATCGGTGGTTTCGATGAACTGAAGCTTGGTCTTGGTAATGGCACCGTGTAATCAAGCATAATAGCAAAATTCAATCCCGCCTTCTTGCGCGGGATTTCTTTTCATACTATAATGCGAAGTATGGATACTATTACTCAACAAAAATATCTGATGCTGTTTTCCTCGCAGCTTGACCAGTTCAAACAAGCAAGGCAAGGATTGTGGCGATGTCGTTGTCCGTATTGCGGGGACTCGCAACGGAAGGCAACCAAGACCCGCGGCTATTTCTTCTGGCACGAAGACCATATTGTGTTCAAGTGTCATAACTGCGGCGTGTCAACATCTCTTTCTTCAATGCTTCGTGATTATAATTTCACACTCTATTCTGAGATGAAGCTTGAAGGAATGCGACCACATAAACGCAAAGAGAAAACAATCAAGACACATTCAAAAGCCAGTCTTGAAGAGAAATTCAGTAATGTATTGCTGCATTATAAGGCTGCTAGTGTTGATAATGCAGCTGGTCAATATCTCCTTGGTCGAAAAATTCCTGCTTCAATCATAGGCAGGTTCATTGATGTTCCGAGTATGGTTGAGTTTACTCGGTTATTCGACAAATACAAAGACAAGAGATTTCCTGATACTCCGTGTGTTGGCATCCCGTTTTACATCGGAGATTCAATTAGCTTTGTTCAGCTTCGAGTAATTGACCCATCAGATAAGATGAGATACATGACCATCGAAGTTGATGGCGGTCCGAAACTGTTTGGGTACAACAATATCAACAAATCGAAAATGGTTTCTGTTCTTGAAGGACCATTCGATTCCTGCTTCGTTCACAATGCTGTTGCAAATGCAGGCGCAGGAGATAACACAAACGTCGGCATTTTAGAAGACGAAGGATGTCAGCTTCGATTCATCTTCGACAAAGACTATGAATACAATAAACAAGTTCGAAAACTTCTCGACCAGAAAATCGAACAAGGATATCATGTCGTAATATACGATAAGGAATTCGAGTTCAAGGATATGAACGATGCTATCGAAGCTGGTTGGAGTATAGAATATCTGAATGAGTATCTTGATAAGAGAACATTCAAAGGCATGAAAGCAAGATTGGAATTGGCGAGGGTGCTGAAATGTTAGTGACTATTGTTTCCGATGCTTCGTTTTGTGTTGATACTGGTGCAGCAGGATACGGAATATGGATTGCATGTGATAGAGGAAAGCTCAAGCACGGTGGTCAATTCAAAGACAGGATGAAAAGCTCAAACGAAGCCGAGGTCTGTGCCATTGTAAACGGCATTCATCATGCTATTAAGACCAAGCATTTATTCGCAGGCGATTCGCTCGTTATTAACACAGATTGTCAGGCAGCAATTCAATTACTGAACAGAAGCAGAGACTTTGCAACAAAACGAGAACAGCTTGCACTTCAAACCTATACGCTATTAGTGAAGAACTATCGGCTTAAGGTATATCTGAAGCATGTGAAGGGTCATACTGGCAGAAAAGATAATCGAAGTTTAAGTAACAAGTATTGTGATGAGACTGCAAAGATTCATATGAAAGAAGCCAGAAAGGCATTACGAAAATGATTATATACGACTTTAGTAATATTGTAGTTGGTGCTGCCATGGAGTATTACAACACCACTGGTATTCAGGCTGACCTGCCACTGCTTCGACACCTTGCACTGAATGCTATTATTTCGGACAAGGTCAAGAAGCAACAGTATCTAGGCTCGCTTGGTGTTGTCTTGGCATTCGATGGCAGAGGATACTGGCGAAAACAGATATTCCCCTATTACAAAGCATCACGAGCCAAGGCAAAAGAAGAATCGAAATTCAACTTCGATGCTTTCTATAAAGACTTCAATCAGATGAAGGCAGAGTTCAAAGAGTTCCTGCCCTATCGTTGTATCGAGGTCGAACACGCCGAAGCCGATGACGTTATTGCTGCACTTGTTGAAAAGTATTCTGCCCATGAGACTATTTGTATTGTTGGAGCTGATAAGGACTTCCTTCAGATTCAGGAATGGAGCACGACGCACAAGGTCGTTCAGTGGAGCCCATGGCACAAGAAATTCCTCACACCCGAAAACACGGATAAATCGCTAATCGAGCATATTTGCGGCGGCGACAAAGGCGATGGCATTCCTAATATCTGGTCAGACGAGAAATCATTTGTTGATGGCATTCGTCAACGACCATTCACAAAGAAACTCAAAGAACAAGTTAAGGCTGCTGGGTTTGCTGGTATTTCAAGTGTTCTGAGAGATGCAACAGAACTAGAAAGATTCAAACTCAATCGAGAACTAATTGACCTGAAGATGATTCCGTCTTATATTAAGGATGCAATATACGAAGAGTTTGATAAGGCAGAACCAGTTCAGGGTATGTTCTTCAAATATTGTACTGACAATAAACTAATGAAAATCCTAGAAAGGGCTCAGGTATGACAACGTGGAGTCAGGTTAAATGCCCTGAATGTGGCGGTTATAATATGGTTATTAAAGAAAACAAATACGAACCTTTCGAGTGTTCTTCTTGTAACCAATCAGTTCAGCTTGAAGCTCCGAAGACAGCGGCGTTTGGCATTGTGTCTGGTCGAATCAATGCCAACGGCAAGATTTCCTCGGAGTTTCGAGATGGTGTTTTAAATCCAATTATGAGTGTGAGAGGTGCAGCAAATGCGAACAGAAAATTTGGTTAAGCTTTATCCTGAATACGAACGATATACTGCGTCAATTCCGATTGGTCCGAATGACACGGTAGATATCGAAATTCCTGTTATTACGAAATATGTTTGGATGGATGCTGGTCGTCGGTTGATTTGTTCTGATATGGCTCCAACCTACACAATGACATTCCGTGAACCTGGTGGCCATGTCATCGAGAAATGGACTTCTCCCGAAGAGCTTTCTCGTGTTTATATCATTGGCACGGTTTCCAATGAGGTTGAAACTTTCGATTTGTATGATTGCTGCTGGCGAGTAATGTATCATGACATTAGTTAATAGTCCATTGACCAAACTCGCATTCATCGAGATTGATGGCGAGAAATACGAGCTCGAAGTTCCTATCTGGGCAGAGTGCATCTATATTGAACTGAATGTGCTTCTCGCATCTTCAAAATATGGCATGTTTGTTCCTGTTGGTCATCTCATTGGAGATGCTCCGCTTTATCCAGCAATTAACGACTACGACGGCATGGTGATTCAGCTATGAACAATCCGGCAGATATTAGCTTCGAATACAACGAAGCCTATACTCGCAAATCGAACTTCGTCTTTGTCAAAACAGTAGAAGGCAGAGCAATGGTTCTTCATATCGATGTGCCGCATGCTGCAAAATGGTTGTTTGCAAACTCGCATAATGTGGTATACTGGTCGCTAGAAGAACCAGAGTGGGACCCAGAAGCTCAGACGTTGTTTTCTCCAAAATGTTATCCAATTGGCAAGATTAAAACAGAGTATGAACTCGACAAAAGGAAACTCAAATGGGAATGCAAGTAAATCCGCCCGAAGTAATCTATCACAAATCGTATCTGCGAAAGATGGTTCATATCTGGTTAGACGGCAGACAGATTCATATCAGTGTGCCGAATAATACAAGATGGGTATGGATTGACGAGTATCTTTCGGTTTGTGTTTCCTCTGATAAACCGAAATTCCAAGAGGTATTCGACCATCATCGAGGTGACTCGCTTGGTTCAAGGTGGGAATGCAAATACTACGACCGCATTGGTAAACTAAGTAGTGAACCTACACTAAAACTCGAAGACCGATTATGGCAGGTTTAGACCAGCAATACATAATATCCCGAATGGCAGAAATACAAGCTGAGAACGAACATCGCAAAGGCAAGTATGGAACCATTTCGGGATACATTTCTGCGACACGATTGCTGTCAGAAATGCGAGACGACACTGGACTTCAGGAATGGCGAAAGTCTATTGGCGAGAAGAAGGCAGACGCCATTACCGAAGCCGCTACGACTCGTGGCAGAAGAATGCACGAGCTTATTGAGTCGTATTTCAATAATGAAAGTATTGACCTAGACTTGACAAAGCCTGGCGACTCGCATTACAATAAGATTAAACCTTTACTTTCTAAGGTAAATCCGTGGTTTGTTGAAACTTGTTTGTTTTCAGACAAACTCAGCATTACTGGCAAGACCGATACTATTGGCTTGTATGACGGAGTGCTGTCAACAATCGACTATAAGACTTCGAGAAAGCCGAAGAAACTAGAGTGGATGAAGAGCTACGGAGTACAGATTGCATTGTATTCTATCATGTTCTATGATATGCTCGGAGTTTCAATCAGACAAGGTGTATTGCTAAATGCACCAGACGATGATGACTCGTTTGATTTACCAACTCCGCCGCAGTGCATAACGTTCAAGGTTGCCGACTATGTTCCGTTGGCTCTATCAATACTGAAACAATATCGAGAAGGAAAACGCAAATGTATCGTATTATGACTTTTATCGCTTTGCTTGTATTATCGGCGGGTATCAATGCTCATCCATTGCATAAGAATGTTGACCCCGAACTTAAATGCCTGGCAGACACAATATATCACGAAGCACGAGCAGAACCTGTTCGTTGTCGCGAGATGGTTGCTGAGGTTGTATTGAATAGAACTCGTCATCCGTCATTTCCCAATACAATATGTCGTGTGGTTTATCAGCGTGGACAGTTTGCCTGGACTCCTCACAATCCTTCCGTTAAAGAACCAGGGTTGTGGATTGAAGCCATGCACATCGCAAGACGACAGATGCAGCATCAGACTTCCCACGCAGGCAAATCAATTTTCTTCACTCAGGGTCGAAGATTCGGACCCGTTGTAACCAGATGCGGTGCTCATATCTTCATGCGCGACCGCAGAAATATTGAGTTTTAATAATGATATTACTAGAAAGAATCGAAGAGCATCTTCAGGGCGGATTGTCGTTCTGGGATGCCGTAATGGAAATTGTGAGAGAAGATGACCTCGAGCCATCAGAGTTTGTCAAAACCCTTGACCCGCTAATTATCGAAAGACTGAAGCAATCTGCACTCGACGAAAAACTGGTTCGACCGTCATTTGCTTCCGAGACTCAAAGCAACGAGTTAATTGATGGCTTCTTTCACTAGACAATGCTACTTCACCTGGATTGATTATCTGGGTATCAAACTGCATTTTCAGAACAAGCTTGACTGGCAGCCTGGTTATCGAATGCCGAACTGGACAGAAACAGCATTCATGAAACGAAACGATGTTCAGGCATTTGCAGCATTTGTTGACTTCGTTCCGTCTTTGAGAGAAAGACAAGACAGGCTTATCTCGGCACTCATTAAGAATCCGAATTCTCATGTTACCGAAGCACATCATATGCCAGATGACGTGTATGATTTTCATATTGCACGATTATCAAACCTTCGAGCATTCGGGTATAATTTTTCAAAAGATATTGACACCATCTCTGACTATTGTTATGCTAACAAAACAACATTGCAAGAGATGATGTTGGTAAACACTTCTCCGTTATTACTGAGATGTGATATATGTCTGGAGACGATTGCAGTCCTGGACAAGATATACGGATTTACTAATCAGGAAAGTCTATCCCCACTGTGGGAGCATAATCGAATTATTATCGCTCAATACGGGAAACTTCTAAATCTCAATATCCATGATTGTTTATCTGTTATCTACGAAGCTGGTCTTATGACCAATTTAGACAATCCAAGAAATCCCTAGGAAGGATAGGAAATTATGTCATTTGCTAATCTTAAAAAACAGAGTGGTTCTTTTGCGAAAATCAAAGAGCGCATGGCTGCCGATAAACAAGGCGCTCGTTCTTATAAGGATGACCGATTCTGGTCGCTAACTGTCAAGGATGGTGTTGGTAGTGCAATCATTCGATTCTTGCCTCCGTCTGATGGAGAAGAGATTCCGTATGTGCTGCGATACGACCACGCTTATCAGAATCCGTTGACCAAGAAATGGTTCATTGAAAACTGCCCGAGCACTATTGGCGAGCAATGTCCTTTATGCACCAATAATTCTGAAAAATGGAACAGCGGCATTGAATCTGAACAGGCAATCGCTCGCAAACGCAAACGTCAGAAACGATATTATGCAAACGTGTATATTGTAGATGACCCAGCAGAACCAGCCAATAACGGCAAGGTGTTTATCTATAAATTCGGTCCGAAAATCTTCGACAAGATTTCAGACAAAATCAATCCCGAGTTTGCAGACGAAGAAGCCTGCGACGTGTTCGATTTGTGGAATGGCGCAAACTTCCGTCTTCGCGCTCATACTGTAAATGGTCAACGCAGCTACGACAAATCCACATTCGATGCTCCGAGTGCATTGCTTGACGACGATGCAGAACTCGAAAAAGTGTACAATGCTCAGCACAAACTGCAAGACTTGGTTACTCCAAAAGAGTTCAAAACATATGCTGAACTCGAAGCTCGTTTCAACAATGTTGAGGGTGTGACTGTTAAGGTTGAAGACCACGAGATTCCTGAACCTGTTAAGGCTCGTCCTCAGCCTGTTGCTCAAGAAGTGGATGATTCGGACGATATTCCGTTTGATACTGGTGCAAAAGCTGAGACTCCGAAAGCTGAAACTTCAGGCAATGTAGATGAATTGCTTGCCGAGTACGAGGAATTGCTGAACTAGTAGGTGAGACTAAATAAGAGTATGAGATAAACCTGCTCTCACATCTCATAATCTTCCTTTCTTACTTGATAAAGCCTTAAACCCTATCCTTTAGGTTGTGGTTTAAGGCTTTAATATTATGTTCCATGACACATAGTATAATGGTCAAGTCTCTAAATTAGTAAACTGGATACAATTATACTTCCAGCATTTCTTTGCCAATGAAAATACACAAATCCTTTAAGTTTGAACTGATGCCAAACCGCGAGCAAATCCGCAAGATGAAACAATTTTGTGGTTGCTCGCGGTTTGTATTCAATCGTACACTTGCGGAGCATAGACAAAAACGAGAACAAGACACAAAGCATTCGTTCAATCGTATTCGAGCAAACGCAGAGCTGCCAAAATGGAAACGTGAATTGTCTTGGCTAAAGGAGTGCCATAGTCAGGTTTTACAGTCTGCGATTGTTGATTTAGAGCGAGCGTTCAAGAACTTCTTTGCCAAACGGGCAGGCTTCCCGAAATTCAAACGCAAAGGAGAAAAGGACAGTTTCAGATTTCCGCAAGGCTGCAAACTTGAACAACACAACGGCCGCATCTATCTTCCGAAAATTGGCTGGGTAAGATACCGAAACAGTCGAGAAGTTATTGGCAAAATCAAGAACGTGACCGTTAGCCAGAAGTGCGGTAAGTGGTTTGTTTCCGTTCAAACAGAATTTGAAATCGAGATACCCACACCAAACGGCGGAGAAATCGGTATTGATATGGGTATTATGCGTTTTGCCACATTATCAAATGGTGAATATTTTGAGCCGCTAAATGCCCTGAAAACTAACAAAGGCAAGCTGGCTAAACTTCAACGTCAGCTTAAACACAAGACCAAAGGAAGCAATAACTGGAAGAAATTAAAGGCAAAGATTGCCAAATTGCACCACAGAATTGCCAACTGTCGTAAAGACTACTTGCATAAAATCAGCAACGGAATCAGCAAAAACCACGCGATTGTTTACGTTGAAGATTTGCAAGTATCGAATATGACCAAATCAGCCAATGGCACAAATGTGAAGCAGAAATCAGGCTTGAACCGTGCAATACTAGACCAATCTTGGTATGAGTTTAGGCGACAGTTGACATATAAACTGGCATGGAACGGTGGATTTCTGTTTGCAGTTCCACCTCAGAATACCAGTCGAACTTGTCCTTGTTGTGGTCATACTGCGAAGGATAACCGACAAACGCAGGCTGATTTTGAATGCGTTGAATGTGGTTATCAGAACAATGCCGATGTGGTTGGTGCAATCAACATATTAAAACGAGGGCAAGCCTTACAGGCTGTCTAAAACTTAAATATCAGGGTAGGACATACCCATAGCGCGTGTGAAGTGAACTTCAATAGAAGTCAGCAACACGAACCCGCCGAAGTAGTTGAAAAACTACTGTAGGAATCCTGACCATAAAGGTTGGGAGGATGTCAAATACTGTTGATACAATATACTATTTGAGAGTCGACTCAATGAATTTCTTTCAAAAACTATTTCATACTCAGCCACACGAGCCCGAATATAAGCCGGACACCATTACGGTTCAGGGCGAGAATGACGGCACGTTTGATGTTGCAAAAGGCGACATGGCGTCTGCTATGTTCTCGTCTGCTGGCATTGGTGTTGCCGAGCTTCCTCAGTCAGAACAAGAAAGCATCAAGGAATATCGAAGACTGGCAATGACTGCCGAGGTTGACGAAGCAATACAAGAGATTGTAAACGAGTCGTTCAATATTTCGCAGAACGAAGAATCAATCAAACTGAGCTTCAATCCCGAAACAGAATTGTCAAAATCTGTTCAGGAATCAATCGGCGAAGTGTGGTACGATGTCTATCATAAGCTATTTGACTTCGATAACCGCGGAGCAATCATTTTCCGGAAATTCTATGTTGACGGCAGACTGTTTATCCATAAGGTAGTAAGCAAAGACAAGAAACGCATCGCAAAGCTTCAGATTGTCGATGCCCTTCAGATGCGGCGCATTAAAAGCACTGATGCGGACGATAATGGTTTGATTGACTTATCGCGCGAAGAGATTGTTTATTTCTATAATCCGGTTCCGTCTATTGATGCGAATAATGCACTTTGGGAAGCTGGATACAGAACAAAACCATCTCAGCTTATTGCTTTTCCCGAACAAGCCATTGCTTACACAGATTCAGGGCTGACACATTATCAGCGTGGCTATATCGTTTCGCATTTGTCCAAGGCAATTGTTCCGTACAATAATATGAAGATGATGGAAGATGCTATGGTCGTCTATCGTGTTATTCGTGCACCAAGTCGCCGCGTGTTCTATGTTGATGTGGGCGATATGCAGAAGGCAAAGGGCGAAGCATATCTGAAAGACGTTATGACTCGTTTCAAGAACAAGATGGTCTACGACTCCGAGACTGGTCTTGTTGCAGACAGACGAAACATCATGTCGATGCTCGATGATATCTGGCTGCCGAGAAAATCGAATGGTCGTTCAACAGAAGTAACCACGCTTGATGAAGGTTCGAATCTTGGCGTGACCGAGGATGTTGAATATTGTCGCGAGCGATTCTATCGAAGTCTCAATATCCCTAAATCGAGATTTGCTCAGGAACAGAATCCGTTTGGTGTTGGTCGTGTGACAGAGATTACACGAGACGAATATCGTTTCCACAAATTCATTCAGTCACTGCGAAACAGGTTCATTGTCGTGATTGAAGACGTGCTCAGAACAGAGCTTGTATTGCGCGGCATTATTAAAGACAAAGAGTGGAAAGCAATTCGTTCAGAACTGACCTGGGTGTTTGCAGAAGACTCTCAGTTTGTCCAGCTCAAACAATCAGAGATACTTCAGAATAAGCTGAACACAATGCAGCAAATCGACGGCATGGTTGACCGATACTTCAGCCGAGACTGGGCATTGCGGAACATTATGCAGTTCACAGATGCAGAGATTGAACAACTTGAACTTGAGAGAGAAAACGATGGAAGCAACGACAACGACGAATATAGCAGCAACGGAACAACCGATAATCAAGAAACCAATTACGAGGAACGAAAAGTACACATTCCTTCAATGGCAGCAGGAAGTCAGACGACACAAGACTTCGGGGATGCGTGAGTTTCGGTTTGTTGTTGGAAATGACAAAGGCAATCGTTCTTGTACTGCTCAGGCATATATTGGCGACCATGTTCATCCTGTTATTCTTGGTTACTGGTCCAAGGGCAATGTCATTGTGAACGGAAACCCTCTTCAGGTTGAACAAGAGTGGAATCCATCTGATTTCTATGGATTGACCGGCAAGAAGTATTATGCTGGAAGAAACTTTCCTAGTACAGAGAAGATTATAAATAAATTTAATGGAATTTAAAATTCAATTAAGGAAAGCAATAATATGAGTTTCAAAGATTTGTTGCTCGAATCAATGACCAACGTGGTAGCCGAGGAAGCGGGTTTCGTTACTCCCGAACTCGATGACAATTCTGAACCCGATACCGACACCATCATCAGTGCTCAGAATGCTGTGTTATCCTTTGGCGGCGATTTCGATTACGAAGACGGTGTAATGACTGCTCAGTTTGAACATTGGGATAGTGTTGAACAATGCTGCGCCTTGCTCGACGATATTCCTGGTGTAGAAAGCTACGAGCTTATGGCATTTCATCGTGACGTTGACCGCACCGAGCGAGTAGAGATTGACATTGATGATATTGTTGATGAAGGTCGATACTACTTTATCGTTATCATCTACTTTGCAATCGACACCGTTATCTGGGCAAACAATGACGAGTACGAAGAAATAGAAGACGATGAAGATGAGCTGAATGAAGTTCGTCGTCGTATCAAGGTTGACAGCAAGGGCAAACGCCGTATCAAGATGCAATGCCGCCCCGGCTTCAAATGGAATGGTTCTGCATGTGTTAAGATTACTGGTGCTGAACTTGCAACCAGTCGCAAAGCCAAACGTCGTGCTGTTCTGACCAAGAAATCTCAAGGTAGTGCTCTCAAGATTAGAGTGGCTCGTAAATCTCGAAAAGCCCGCCGCTTCCGCAAAGCAATGGGTCTGTCGTAATTCTTGAAAGGCAATACCCTATGTTAAACATCGAAAGTATCCTCGAATCTCAATTACTGACAGAAAGCCAGGCATATCTTCTTATTGAAGACGTTTATATCAAAAGCCCTAACGACATCGCTCGTTATACCAAGGCTTGTGATGTGATTATGAGTCATTTGCTCAAGACTGCCGGTACTATTGTTTCTAAGCTGAGAACCACACCGCTGTCGAAGAAAGAGCTTGCACTCGTGTTCAAGATTCTTCAGAACGTCAGTGATGCTCGCTCTCATATCATTGCTGCCAATAAGTCGTATGATATGATCCGCGCCGAGGATTTTATGGAAGCTGCGACTGCACTTCTGAAGAAACATAATTTTGAGTAAATCGATATGAAATTACTTGTTGAGCAATCAGACTTCAACAGTTTCAGTATTATCGAGGAAGCCGATAAAAAACAACTGCACATCACTGGTCCGTTCATTCAAATGGATGTTGTGAATGCAAATGGACGTTTATATCCTTCCTCGTATATTCCCGATGCTGTTGAGAAGTATATTGTAGAGAAGGTTCAGACTAATCGAGCCGTGGGCGAACTTAACCACCCTCCGCACCCAGAAGTCAACTACGAACGAGCCTGTATCAAGATAAATGAACTGAGACGAGAAGGTTCAAATTATATTGGTAAAGCAAGAGTTCTTGAAACTGTTCCTCTCGGTGCTATTGTTGCTGGTCTGCTTCGAGAAGGTGTTCAGATTGGTGTGTCATCTCGAGCATTGGGTAGTCTCAAAACAGATGCGAAGGGTATCAAGATTGTTCAGCCCGACTATCATCTGATGACTGCCGCTGATGTCGTTTCTGACCCATCTGCACCAGATGCCTTGGTAACAGCAATCATGGAATCTCGTGATTGGGTTTTCGAGAATGGTGTTCTGAAAGAAGACGAAACCAAGAAACGTGTCAACGACGCTGTTTTAGAGCATGGATTAAATGCCACTACTCTCAAACGCTTGTTTGAAGAAGTAACCATTATGCTCCAAACACATCGCACTAAATAAGTTTTGAGTTTAACAACTTAACATTGAAAAGGTATCAACCGAATGTCTTACAAACAACAGATTGCCGATTTGGCAGAAAAACTCGGTGTCGATGCTTCCGTAGTAGGCGAAATCAGCACTATTGTTGAAGCCGCTATTGCAAAAGGCGTTGAAGACCGTGAGGGTGAACTGAAGCAACAAGTTGAAGAAGCTTCTAAACAGGCAGCAGAACAACTTGCAGAAGCTCGACAAGCAATGGAAGCCGAGGTTAAGGCTCAGGCCGAAGCCGTTGCGAAACAGTTCGTTCAAGAAAACAAAGAGCGTTTTGTTCAAACCGAACACTACGACCGTATGGTTCAGTTTGTTGACCAAATCACCGAAGCCTTCGCCACTGTAGGCATCGAAGCTGACGGTCATAAACAAATTGATGAACAAGCTCAAACCATCGCTGAACTTGAAGCAAAAGTGGCAGAACTGACCGAACAGGCAGAAACTGCTCAGGCTGCTTCATTGCTGCAAAAAATGCTGTCCGAATCCAGTCTTTCTCAGGTTGGTCGCGACCGTGTAGTTTCTCTCTTGAAACACACCAAACCCGAGAACATCGTTGAGTTCGAAGCTATCGTTAAGCATCTGATTGAAGATTGCGAAAAAGACGATAAAGAAATCGACGAAGACGAGGATGAAGACAAAGAAGGCAAAGAGCCCGAGAAAAAATCCGAAGATAACGTTGACGAATCAATGAAATCTTACTTGGATGCCTTGCGTGTTAAATAACGTATAGAGCTATTTTAGAAACCAACTTCTATTTTAAACAAGGTTTATTGAAAGATGACTGACAAAACTCAAAATCAACTTCTGGTTGAAAAATGGCAGAGCGTTCTTAACGCGGACGGCATCGCCAAGATTACCGACCAGCATCGTTTGAACACCACTGCTCAGCTGTTGGAAAACACCCAGCAGATGCTGAAAGAGGATGCGACTGTTGCCGCTAACATCGCAGGCTTCGACCCCGTTCTGATTAGCATGATTCGCCGTTCTGCTCCAAAGCTGATTGCATACGACATCTGCGGTGTACAAGCAATGACTCAGCCGACTGGTCTGGTGTTTGCAATGAAAGCCCGCTATACCAACGCTACTGGTGATGAAGCTTTGTTCAACAAGGTTAAATCTGGTCACTCTGGTGATAAAGCTGTTGACAGTGCAGATAATCCTTTCGAGGCTACCAAACCCGCTACTATCGGTTCAGGTCAGGTTACTGCAACCGCTGAAAGCGACAACAACTGGAACTCAATGAGCGCCACTGTTGAGAAAGTTCAGGTTTCCGCAATGACTCGTCAATTGCGCGCCGACTACTCTATCGAGTTGATGCAAGACTGGAAAGCATTGCATGGCGTGAATGCAGATGCTGAACTGGCCAATATCCTTGCTTCCGAAATCCTGATTGAACAGAACCGCGAAATCGTTCATAAAATCTACAAGATGGCCAAGATGGGTGCTCAGTATGCTTCTACTGCTGGTACCTTCGACCTCACTGCCGATAGCGATGGTCGCTGGTCTGTAGAACGCTATAAAGGTTTGCTGTTTGCTATTAACCGGGATGCCAACGCTATTGCTGTTGAAACCCGTCGTGGTAAAGGTAACTTCATTATTACCAGTGCTGACGTAGCAAGTGCTTTGCAAATGGCTGGTCTTCTGGACTTTGCTCCCGCTATCGAAGCCCTGAGCGGTCAATTGCAGGTTGATATTACTGGTGCAACTTATGCAGGTAATATTGGTACTATGAAGGTCTTTGTTGATCCCTTCCTGACCCACGATGGTGTTGCTATTGGCTACAAGGGGGCGTCGGCATACGACGCAGGATTGATTTTTGCGCCCTATGTTCCTCTTCAAGCTTTTAAAGCTGTTGATCCGAAAACATTTATGCCTGCTATCGGATTCAAGACGAGATACGGCTTAGTAGCGAATCCGTTTACCACTATGAACGACAACGATAACATCTACTATCGCAAATTTGTAATCAAAAATCTGTAATATTGCAGACGGTAGTATCGTTAATATATGCCCCGATTTGGTTCATGCCTTTCGGGGCATTTGTTTTGACTTAGCTTTCATGCTATAATATATGGTATGAATAGAGATGAATTAATGGAAGCCTTGTTTCCTGGTGGGCGCACCGCAGGGAAACGAGGAACTGAATCATATATAAGAAAATGTGGATTGTGGGACGAGTTTATAGAAGCAACAAATGGCTTCATAGATAACCCAACATTAAAAGACCGCATAATCATTTTGAAGTATGGTGATGTTAAAAGGTGTTTAGTGTGTGGTAAACACATAGGACAGGAAGCATCATATTGCCATGAGCATAGATTTGAAGGCAGAAAGGGAAAGCCAGCACATAATCGTTCTGTTCAAGATGAACAAAGAATTGTTGAAGCCTATAAATCTGGCATGAGCTCGCTAGAAATTTCTAATCAAGACTGGTGCTCATGTTCTCATGTTACAGTAATGAAAATTCTAAAGAGAAACGGCGTTAATCTTCTTTCTCAATCTGAAATATTATTAAGGAAACGCGAGGAAATTCCAGAACAAGAAATAATAGAATACTATAAAACTTCTAATCTATATCGAACTGCTCATGTGTTTAATGTACCCGTTTATCGTGTGCGGGAATTAGTTGACGAAAATAGGCTGTCTCATAGCGAAGCGTGCCAACACAATTTCCCGGACTATACAGAAGAAAGCAAAGAATGGAACGAACAGTATCTATCAGGGAAACGAGTGAAAGATATTGCTGAAGAAAACAATTTACCATATTCAACTGTGTCAAGATATATTGAGTTCCAACCAAGAGATAAGCTGGCAGGTAAACAATTATGCGGCAGAAAAGTGGATTTCAGTGGTCTTGAAGAATTGTACAAAACAATGACACTTGCTGAATTAGCTGAACACTACAACTGTAATGAGTGGACCGTTAGAGTAAAACTTCATGCTTTAGGTATAACAAAACCAAAAGACACATTTACAGAACCCGAGCATATTATATCAGTAATCCTCGAAAAACATAATATTCCATACAAGATACATGATAGGACAATAATCAAACCAAAAGAACTTGATATATGGATCCCTGACCATAATCTTGCAATTGAATTAAACGGATTATATTGGCATTCAGGTAATAAACCAGACAATCGCCACATGAATAAATTTCTGGCATGTGAAGCAATTGGTATAAGACTGTTACAGTTCACAGATTATGATACAGGGAAACGAGCAGACATGGTTGAGTCAATAATCCTTGACACCCTTAGACTTCAACCACACAGAATAAATGTTAATGAATGCGAGATTGTTAAACTTGATAACCCGGAGCATTTCTTTAATGAAAACCATTACATAGGATACACTGAAGCCAATAATGCTGTTGGGCTTCAGTTCAATGGCGATATTGTCATGGCACTTTCTTACTCTTCTAATCATATTATACAGTATGCTTCAAAACTCTTTCATAATGTTGATGGCGGGTTTAGAAGGCTTGAAGAATTTATTGTTGAATTGTATAATTACAAAACTCTTGAATCCTCGGCTGTTGCCTTGGTTGATAACGGAACTATTCTCAAAGAGAATGGGTTCATAAATAGAGGATTTACTGAAGCTCCTGAGTTATATCAAATAAATGGTAATAGAAAATATAGTGGCGCGGGAATTATTAAATTTGAGAAAGGAAATCAAACATGAGAAAACGCGGAAAGCCAAACGTTGAACTTATTATAAGAGAATACAACAAAGGGTTCAACGCCGAGCAGATTGCCGCAATGGATTGGTGCGAAGTTAAGGCTCCGACTGTTCTGAATATCCTGAAAAGAAATGGTATCAAAATCAGACAAACAAAAGACTACTCGGACGCCAGAAGAGAACTCATGGTCGAAGATTATAAAAACGGCATGACAATCAAAGAAATTGCAGACAAGTATGATGTTGTCGTTGAATGTGTTCGAGTCAATCTGAACAAATCTGGAATATCACTAAGACAAGACAAGGTTGATGTTGGAGCAGTGGCAGAATACTACAAATCAAACACACTTGCAGATACGGCAAGAAAATTCAATATTGATGAGCGTTATGTAAAGGGTATCCTTAAACGCCTGAATGTTCCAATGCACACCAAAGACGAGCTATTCTTAATCAGAAACAATATCACACCAGAGATGATTGATGAGATACAAGAAAAATACTATTCTGGCACTCCGATGGGCATCATTTCTCAGGAAGTTGGCCTGCCTGCCATTACTGTCAACATTGTTATTCATCGTTTCATCGGCGAACTGCCAAGAGAATTAAAATCAACAGCTCAACGAAGTGGAACTAAGGTTGTATTGTCTAAAGAGGAAATTGATGAAGTAAATCGGCTTTATTTGTCTGGTAAAACTCTTGAAGAAGTGGCAAATATATTCGGGATGCAGAAACAAACCATATCAAGATTTATCTTTGACGTTAATAGCCGAAACAATAGGCGTGGTACTAAACTATGTGGCAAGAAAGTAGATTTTAATGGAATTGAAGAATTATACGAAACAAAGTCGGTTAATGAACTTGCTCAGCACTATGGTTGTTGGCCAGGTCCCGTTAGAGATTGTCTAAAGAGATTGGGTATATTTGTTCCAGATAATTTCACGCAACCAGAACGTGCCATTTCAAATATTCTAAACAAGTATAATATAGAACACGAAATCCACAATCGCAGTATTATTGCTCCAAAAGAACTCGATATATGGATTCCATCACATAATATCGGAATTGAGGTTAATGGATTATACTGGCATTCAACACAAGTACCCAAAGTTGATAGACGTCACGTAGATAAGTTTAATCACTGTATGAATGTGGGAATTAAACTTATTCAGTTCACAGATGAAGATGTCGTAAACAAGCCAGAACTTATTGAAAGCATGATTCTATCAAAACTTGGTTTATTACCAAACAGAATTATGGCTAGGAAATGTGCTGTTTCTGAAATAGGAATCAAGCAAGCAAATCAGTTTTATTCGAAATGGCATTATCAAGGGCAGACTACAAACGCAGCGAAATCTCTTGCTTTGATACACGAGAACGAAGTAGTCGCATTATTATCATATACTACGAAAGGCGATATAACTAGAATTGAACGCTATGCTTGCAAGCCGTTTACTAATATCGTTGGTGGCTATTCCAAACTTGAGAAACGTGTTCCTGGCGACACTCTGGTCACATTCAGCCTTGGATTGATTTCAGATGGTTCTGTTTATAGAAAGAATGGATATGAAACCGAAGGCTATGCAACAAAGCCAGAGTTCTATATCACAGATGGCTTTGAGTTGATGAATAGACAGAGATTCATGAAACATAAGATGCCTGCCTTGTTTGGTGCAGGCTTCAACCCGAACAAGACAGAATGGGAGAATGTTATTGCAAACGGCTTGATGCTATTCTTCGGAGCAGGGATAACCAAGTGGGTTAAGAAGAGATGAAAAGAAATGCCCGAATCCTTTACTTGAAACGGGCATTTTTCTTTAAAAGTATTTTATCATCTTCAGATTGCCAGAGTTGTCAATCCGCTTTAATCCTAGATACTTGGCGTATTCATCTTCAGAACCAGAAAAGCCTGCTTTTAGTCTTGCCTGTTTGTTTAATGATTGTCGTTGTATAATTTCTTCTCCAACATACCAATAGCTTGGTTCTGTTGTCTTCAATAATTCAAATCCACAAGCATAATACGATTTGCCGTTGCTAATATCGCGGTCAACATAGCTCATGACACTCTTGGCATTAGTATGTTTTCTGAATGCTGCCAGAAGTCTGCTCATGCCACCCACGACAGTAGTATTCAACTTAGAAGCCATCCTAGTTAGTTCCCATTCATATTCTCTATGCCTAGAGAACGACATTGCCATAACAATCTCATCATCAAGCATCAACGCAAATGTAATTGAAGCATTACGATGTCCTTTCAGATGAGTATTATTGAAGAAGTCTCGAACATCACCATTGCCGACTATCTTAACATTACATTTCCTTGCATATAGCACATCAGACTTCCCAAGTTTCGAGCGAATGATAGACTTCACAATATCCTGTTTGTTTATCCAATCATATGCCCAGATGTGGAGAAGCTGAACACCTTTCTCTTCACATGAATCTGTCTTGTCTTTGTGGTATGCTTTGCCTACTCTATCACTATCGTGCCAGTATTCTCCATTGTACTCTATAGCAATATTCTTTGAATAAATCCATATATCAAGTTCTTTAGGCGTAATAACAGTTCTATTATTAAACTCGCACTCACAAAGGCTTGATACAAACTCTCCTAGTTCTTTCTCTTGGTCAGAAACTTTAGACGGAGCAATTTCTAAACCAAGCGACCTTGCATACCAATGATAATTGCTTATATCGCGTTTGACAATATCGAGGTTTGGCTCGGCCAATCCAAGGAACATTTCAAGGACAGCTTTCGACCTAGGGTATTCAGGTGAGCCAATCAGAATATTATCAACACTTCCTTCGTACTCGATACCGATGGATTTGATGTATTTTCTCTTAACGTCTTCGTATGTTTTGCAATCTGAAGTATCAATTACACTAGACCATTTTGATACCTGATTTCTGTTGTTGAGTTCTTCGGACTGCATAGCATATTCAACACCGTATTTTTCAACCATTGTTGTTTTATGCTTTTGCAGCTCAGCTTGATTTTGTAGTCTATGAGCAGTGCCATATTTCTTGGTATTGGTCTGTTCAATTCTCCGAAGAAACTCTGGTGTCTTTGAATAATTCTCAACACCGTATCGTTCGATATTAGTCTGACGTGTTTTGTCTTTAATCTCTTGACTCTGGCATGGATGCAAAGTGCCGTATCGTTTAAGGCTTGATTGCCGACGTTTCTCTTGTGTCAATGCCTTTTCTTCTTCACTTCTTCTTTTGAGCCCCTCGGATATTCGGCGACCTTTTTCTCTTCGTTCTTCTTCAGTCCGTGTATCGAATGCCTGCTTAATGTGCTTTCTTTGTGCAATCCGACCGCATTCTCTTGAACAGTATGTTATCGGAATTTTGTAATTAAACTCGCACACCTTTCCGCATTCTGGGCAGTGATAATAATCCTCTCTCAACACAGAATATACCTTTTGTCGTATATCCGAGTAAAGAGGATATGCTTCAACCAGCATCTTGTACTCGGCTGGAAATTTCTCGTCGAGCCGATAAGACTCACGAAACACATTAGCGTTCAATCTACCTTTTGAATCGAGTAATCGAGTTTTAATAAATTCAAGTAATGTCATAAGACTCATATTATAGCAAACAATAAATAACAATACAACAGTTATATAACATTCATTTGAGGTACTTCATGGCTCTTCAAAATATTTCTAACTTCATTGCGAACATGAAAGGCGGTGGTCTTCGCCCCAATCTGTTTCGCGTCATCCTTGCATTTCCGAATGAAGTAGGTGGTGCTCAGGCTGCTCAGAAAATCTCTTTCACTTGTAAGGCTGCTTCACTGCCTTCTTCTCAGCTTGGTATTGTGAATGCTCCGTATATGGGGCGTGTTGCCAAGTTTGCAGGTGATAGGGTATTTGATGATTGGCCCATTACTGTTCTTTTGGATACAGACCTAATCACCCGTGATGCTTTTGAGAAATGGTCAGACCTAGTAAATGGTCACGTTTCTAATATTGCTATTCCTGGTTGGGGTAATCCTTCAAACTATATGGCGTCTGGCCAGGTTGAATTGCTTGACCGCGAAGGCAAAGCAATTCGCACATATAAGATTGAAGGCACATGGCCAATTAATGTGGGTGAAGTTCAGCTGGCGTGGGATTCTAATGATCAAATTGCTGAGATGCCCATTCAGATGGCCGTACAATATTGGTCGTCTGAAGCAACCACTAACGTTTAATAAAAGAAAGCCCGAATCCTTAAGTTTGGTTCGGGCATTTTCTATTATTGATTAACGAGTGTATCGTATACTACGTCTGCAAATTTTCTAATATCATCTCCGCCAAGCATGCAAGTAAACGGTTCTACAATCTGACAATAACCAGGGTTTACTTCTAATAGTGCATTATCCCCGTCCTTTGTAATACGAACAAAACCGTTTGAAGATGTAATAACAATTATATCATTTGACTCGGATAATTTGAATTCTTCAAGCAAAACAGGTGAGCCAAAGCAATAACAGCAGATTTCATGTTGTTCATTTTTAAACTGTCCTTTCTTTACTAGATGTCGTTATTATAGCAATTTCTCATGTAACTTTCAAGCCGCATTCGACCAATTCTGATATAAATTTCCAAGAGTAATGACTGAAGCCAGATTCGTTTGTTTCGAGATTATGCACAAAAACAGCGAAGTTATCTTCGCTGTTGAGTATGTTTCTCAGAACCGACTCGGGTCCGCTTAGGACGAAATACTGTTCAGGCACGAAGTATATTCGTCCACAGCAATCGGTCATTATCCTGTTTTTCTGCATATGGTGAACCCTGGATTAGATTCAATATCGACTTTCTTCATAATTTCGAGACTTGTAAACCCTTTTCTAATAACACAGACTTCATCTTTATGCTTATAAGCAACGATGTATTTCTGCTGGAAATATCTGTCATTAAGCATATCGTATCTTCGAAGTTCGAATACTGTGCCTTGCTCGAGTGCTTCAAACATATCGAGTTGATGTGTAAATTGTCTGATGCGATTTACCTTGCATGATTTAACGAACTGCCAACTACTTGGCACAATGCCGGTAATCTCATTATCAATGAATTCAAAGATGAGACCTTGAATGGGTTGTTTTAGCCACCATTCTTCGTCTGCAATGTATTTGCGACCAGTAGAATCCTCAATCTCAAAGACAATATTCATTGCTCAACTCCGAGGATTTTGAATTTTTCGTTTGAGTTGATGTAATTGTTAGTTAGAATTGTGGTATGACCAGACCTGGCATTGCCACTGTTGGCATAATAGCAGAATACTTCATCGAAATGTTTTGTGATAACAACAAGCTCAATAATATTCCCCAATGAGTCTTTAATCTGGAATCTTGTGCCTTCTGTTAAATCATCAAAACTATCTTGTGTTGACAAATTTTCATTAACCTCAACAGCACGAGCCAATTCATTGTATGAGATTGTGACGTAATTAAATTCGTCATCGTACTTGACTTCGATTGTAATGGCAGGTGTATGCTTATTGATAGAATTCACATACCATTCAGGTGCGCCGAAATGAGCAGTATCTGATAAGATACAAACATCGCCAATACCCTTAATGGCAAATACCTTGCCATACCATCTAGTCAGTAATTCTTTATTAGTCATTTCACTTTATCCCTTTCTTAGCCCACCACGGATACGGACCTAATATGATTTCTTTTACGCATTTTGCACTGACAGCTTTTCTAGTGTGATATAGCTCAACTACGACACGAGCCTGGGTCTTGTATTGACCATTCCACTCTGGCAGAATATGATTAACCACTTCGTATTGACCGGGTCGAACATTGCGACTACCAGAGATTCTTACCATGCAGCCTGTCAGGTTATCTTGGTTCACTAGCATCTTCTGACTGCGAACACATTCGGCGGCTTCGTTAATGACATTGATATCTGTCGAAACTTCGCGCAGCTCATCCTTGAACACACGTTCGGTCCATACGCTTGAACCATCGTACATCCAGAAGAGATGATAAGCACCATCGCTGAAATTCCATTTTTCTTCGTGAGCAACACAAACTACTGGCATTTGGCAATCCTTTCTTCTTCGACACGAGCTTCCATCCGAGCAATCAATGCTTCAATCTCAAGCTCGCGTTCCTGATATTCAATCGCTGGAATGTCATTGCGAGAAGAGCGATGCTCAGCAAGAAAAACAGAACATAGAACATGATTTATAATCCATTCATCTTTATTAAGGTAAAGCAATAATACATGAACCGTAGTCTGTTGTCAAGCAATTTCGTAAAATTCTTTTGCTGTCATTTCAACTTCTTCGCCTGTTTCTGTATTACGAAGCTTGAGTTTCGTTCCTGGAGAAACACATTTGCCAGATTGTCGAGACCACTTGCCAATAACGAAACGGTTATTATAGCAAGCATCAATCCACTCGTCCTGATAAGGATAGGTCTTGAACTTCTGAACACCGTCGTCGAGAGTAACGATGTTCACATAGTTATGAACGAAGTAAAGAATGTCGCTTGCACACTTTTCAATCTCAGCAATGTGTTCGGCGGTCAACGGAATACTAACACCAGCAGCCTTGAGCATCTCGTTGTTATTATAGCATAAGCCTTTCTTATCAATTTGAACATCTTTGACCATTATAAATACTCTTTAAGTGTAATTACACATTATAGTTATTTGTTCGAACAAATTGGAGATTTTAATGGCTCAAGCATTTGGTTCTGGAGCTCCAGGCGTACAGGTTCGAGAAATTGACCTAACTGGTAGCGTTGAAGCGGTCGGCACTTCTGCCGCTGCTCTCGTTGGTGACTTCGTCTGGGGTCCGGTTGATGAACGAACTCGTGTATCAAGCGATACCGAGATGGCTAATATTTTCGGCAAACCTAATGACCGCAATTATGTTGACTGGCTGTCTGCAAAGTCATATCTTGCATACTCTTCTAACCTTCACTTGGTTCGTGTTGTTGATAACGCATCAGCCAATAATGCAACAGGCGATGGTTCAGGCTTGCTGATTAAGAACGAGCAACAGTTCAACATGGTAAACGATTCCACTCACGATGCTGTTCGTTTTGCTGCTCGCTATCCTGGTGCTATTGGTAACAGTCTGAAAGTGTCTATCGCTGACCAGCATAATTTTGAAAAATGGCAGTATGCAGACGAGTTCGATGCTGCTCCTGGCACTTCTGAATATGCTGCTTCGCTTGGTGCAAAATACGACGAGGTTCACGTTGTCATTGTTGACGAGCTCGGTGAGTTCACTGGTATCCCTGGCACTATCCTCGAACGTTATTCTTTCTTGTCAAAAGCTATTGATGCGAAAGCTCTCGACGGTGCTCCGATGTACTACGGCGCAGTATTGAACAAGGATTCTGCCTATGTATGGTTCTTCGCCAATCCCGAAGATTCTGCATACTACGACAACAACACTGGTACCATTACCGATGCAACAGGCGCATGGGGAACTAAGCTGATTGTGTCTGGCACTCCGACCAAGTACAAACTGCTGAAAGAAAATGCTACCGAAAATCACGACGGTCAGAAATTCCAGCTTTCTGGTGGTAACGATGGTACGAAACCCGACGCTCATGAATTGATTAACGGCTGGACTCTGTTCAAATCCACCGAAGAAGTTGATATCGGTATTCTTATTACCTCTGATGCTGGCGGCAAGACTTCCCACAAAACTGTTGTTCAGTACATCATTGACAACATTTGCGAGAACCGCAAAGACTGTGTTGTAGTGATTAGTCCGAACAAAGACGACGTGCTGAACAAGACTCAGTCGGCAGCCACTCAGGCTATTAAGGCAACATACAATGGCATTGGTCGCTCTTCTTCTTATATGATTAAAGACAGCGGCTGGAAGCTGATGTATGATGTGTACAACGACAAATATCGTTGGGTTCCGTTGAATGCCGACATTGCTGGCCTTCTTGCAGCAACTGAACGCGATTATGATGCATGGTGGTCACCTGCTGGTTTCAACCGTGGCAGACTGAAAAACGTAACCACACTGGCATTCAATCCTAACGAAGACAGTCGCGATGACTTGTACAAAATCCAGGTCAACAGCGTTGTGACGTTTGTGAATGAAGGTACTGTGTTGTATGGCGACAAAACTGGTCAAGCCAAAGCATCTGCCTTCCAGTTTATTAACGTTCGAAGACTGTTTATCACGCTTGAGAAAGCAATTGGTAAAGCTGCGAAATACTTACTCTTTGAATTTAATGACGAATTTTCGAGAAGTTCTTTCGTTAATTTAGTAGAACCCTACTTGCGTGAAGTTAAAGGTCGTCGCGGTGTGTACGATTTTAAAGTAGTCTGCGACACCACTAATAACACTCCGGAGATTATCGACAAGGGTCAATTTGTGGGTGCAATCTACATCAAACCTTCTCGCAGTATCAACTACATTCGACTTGACTTCGTTGCTGTTCGCACTGGTGTTGAGTTCTCTGAAGTAGTTGGCAAATACTAATATAAAACATTAGTCGCAACAATGCCCCGAATCCTTTGCTGGAAACGGGGCATTTTATATTAGTATTTCTTTTCAAATAGTATATGACCACAATCATATAGTTTATAGAGTTTCATTTCCTTTGCAATATCTGATTCTGTTTTAGATTCGTCACACCCAAGTTTTACAAGTTTGTGTTTCATCATAGACTGTCTCGATATTACTCCATGCCCTCTTTTGTAATAGAAGTATCCTGGCCTCGTTGTTTTAATCTCTTTGAAACCATTTACTTTATACGAGTTGCCAGTGCTTATTCTTCTGTCGGCATACGAGAGAATTGATATTGGATTATGAAGTTTCTCAAAATGCTTTAGGATTCGACTCATACCACCAACGACAGTTGTATTCAGCTTCGAAGCCATTCGTACTATTTCGTACGAGGCTGTTTTCTTAAACCGATATTTCGAGAATGACATTGCAAATACAATTTCGTCATTATACTCTAAACCATAGCAAACTTTACTTTGAGCAAAACCAGAGAGATGGTTTTCATTAAAGAACTCAATTTCTTTTTCTCTTTGTACTTTAACTATTGAGCATTTTCTTGCATATAGTTTATTCCTTGTTAAACCAAGTTTCGATAAAATTATCGATTTGGCAATATCAAGTTTGTTATCTATTTCAATATCCCAGAAATGAAGTAAATTGACGCCTGCTTCTCTTGCCCTGTCTGTTTTCCTAGAATGATATGCAGGGTCATTTATCTTGAAATTGTCGTGCCAGTGAATCCCGTCAATTTCAATTGCAAGTTTCTTTTCAGGAATAACAATATCAAGTTCACTAGGTTTGATAATTTTTCTGTCGCATATTTCATAGTCTATATTAAGTTCATCAAGAAATCCATGTATAACCTTTTCATGAGACGATGCATTGCCGATAGGCATCAAATTGTAATTGTGAGCAATTGGATAGAAATGAGTGTAGTTATCTTTAACTAGGTCAAGTGTCATTTTTCTCAAACCAAGCTGAGCTTCAATAAACTCTTTACTAACCCTATTATAAGAATGACCAAGCGACATACTTTCTGCCTGCTCAAATGTACATGGTAACCCTAGAGATTCAACAAATTTTTGTTTTCTTAGAATTGCATTATGCTTTATTTCCTCTTTATGTTTGTTGAATGTTTCTCTCGCTTTCTTCTTCACTTTGGGGAGGGACGAAATATTTTCCGTCCCGTATTTTTCCTTGAATGTTGCTCTCAACTTAGCCTGGATTTCTTTAGATGAGAACATGTTTTCAACACCGTATTTCTTCAGTATTGTTGCCTTGCGTTTAGCCTTTACCTCGGCTGTTTGTGTTGCTTGGCGCGTTATTTCCTTTTTATACTCACTTGAATTGCCGCATTTAGACGAGCAATAAACTCTCTCTAGTTTAGTATTAGCTGGAGGGAATATTATATTACCGCAGTTATAGCATCTAAAGTAATCGCCGTTTTGAATGGCACGAAGTTTGTCTCCAATTTTTGTATAAAGTGGAAACATTTTCATAACTTCTTCGTATATTTGTGGATGCTTTATTTTGAGTCTGTCTTCTCTTATCCATGCTGTGTTAACTTTCCCGTCAGCCCGAAAAAGAAATTTAAATTTTTCTTCAATCATTCTTATCCTCCAATATACTATTTTATTGAGGTGATATTGCGAGTGTCAATAGTTCACATAAATGCCCGAATCCTTTCGGAAACGGGCATTTTTATTCACGCAACCTTCTTATAAATTTGCATATTGTCGAATCTTCTACCATTTACAATAGGCACGAAGATTTCAAACGTGTCAAGTTTACCACTAACTGGTTCACCATAATCGTTAAGCTTCTGGTTATAGCCTTGAACAGAACCAATCTTCCTCATTTCAGTCTTCATCCTCCAAAACAATAGATTCAATATCGTTCTCGGAAAGTAGTTTTACGACCATTGCTGCATACTCTGCCACTTCTTCTGGATGCTGAACATACTGACCATGAGCTCGAATATATGCTGCCGCAATGGATACCTGAGCCTTGAAAAGTTTTTCGTTATTCATAATAACCACTCAATTACCGTATAAGAGGAATAAAGAGAACAGAAGAATTGCTCCGCATGCCGTTAGTTCAAAATTGCCAACGTATATGCCAAGGGCAATACTACCTAAGCCAATTACAACGGGGACAATCAATAAAAACATTATCAGCAGCAATGCCGTTCCTGCATCAAACACATCAGATGGTCTCAAATTAGTTTTAATCATTTTATAATTCCTTTCATTAAGGGTTGTTCAATGTTTCTATGCTTTGCATTATATGATATTTTAAGACCGCAATCAAGCAATTACCAAGAAATCTTCAGTTTTCGAGAATCTCGCTCTACCAAGTAGCCTTCTTTCTCGACATCAATGATTACAAGGTCAATATCAATATAATCTGGAATATCAACATAGCAGAATTGTTCGGTTCCGTGCTTTGCTGTCCTCAGAATCAACGGGTCGACTATAAAGTTAATCCATTCTTTTGTTGATATATCGCCTCCGAGTGTTCTGAGTTTTTCTTCTTTCGGCTGTTTCTGGAAAGCCCTGATAAGGCGAGCGTCAAGTATCATAACGATTCCTTTCACCAACTAATAACAAGTCCAACAAAACGAATCAACCAGAACAGACGGAACGATTGTCGTTCGACTTCGAATCCCATTTTGATTAATTCTGCTTCAATAACACAAGAGTCATATTGACGAGGAATATAGATGAATACTTTGATAAATCCTTTCTCAGCATTTCTTTTAATCGTATGAATAATCTCGTTCACATATTCTTTCGATTTTACTTCTTTCGAATTGTCTGCTGAGAGTTTGCGAACTTCTTCAATAATATTGTCTGTCATAATTTTGCCTTTATAAAGTAAAACAGGTCATGCCCTTTGTCGAGCAGAATGAAATCATAGCTGCCTTGAAACTTTGGTTTTGCAATCTCGTACTTGACCATAATATCAATTACTGTCAGGCCATCTTTGAAATACTGTCTGGCAGAAGTGTATTCACGGTGACCAGCCAATGCCATATACTCGATAAACTCGGGTGTAATGAATTTACTTGTTAACACTTTCTTCAGGATTGTCGAGTCTGCTTTATCAATCTGAACATATGTCTTTTGCCACAAGTCGAATGCTTGGTTCACTGCTTCTTTAATATTCATAGTAATTCCTCAACCTCGTTCAAGATAGTTTCGTAATCGCCTTCTTCTCCGCGTGCCCATGCTTTGAATGCGACACCAAGCTCGGATAATGCCTTGGCTGTTTGTTCGGAGTATTCTCGAGAAAGCAACAGATTGCGAATGTCGTCTCGAGCAATATCACAAAGCTGACTAGGAATAAGATGATACTCGCTTGAGTAATACATCGCAATATCGCCAATATTCTCTTTTTCTTTTTCTGCCGTACATACAATGAAGTCGATATATGCAACGGTGTCATCATGCACGACAGGAATCTTTAAAGAAGCCTGATGGTGTCTGATTTGAATACGACCGAACTCTGCAAATTTTTCTTTAATGTTCATGACAATCCTTTCAGTAATTTAACAGCATGGTCTTTGTTTATATTATCAGCTAGTTGAAGCTTCAGAATCTCAACAACACTTGCCACCAGAATCTGCATCTGAACAGGCCATTTGAGGTCGTTCAGAACACGAACCGCAATCGGGAATGTTGGATCGATTGTCT